ATCTCAAATAAGCAGATCTAAAGATTTGCCGAGATTAGTTTATCCACCCGAGGTTGATAAAGCAGCTTCGGGACGCTGCAACGCGTTCTGGATTTCTCCACATATTAGAAGGATTTGCCAAATCCTTCAGCAGCCGCGTGTGCACGCTCATGCGATCCCGTATGACCGGTGTACATGGAACGAGACACTCTCGCTTTAACGATTGAAGGTCGTCATCCCAGACAACCTTGCGAGAATGGTGAGAACCATTCCCACAACACGTTAAAAGGAACATCTCGAAAGATGTATCCTCTTCTGGTACGATCTCGCCATCAGGCTTGATCTTACTAGGGCGCGGTCTCTTGTGAGAACCGAGCCAACCAGTGAGAAACGTCTGCAAGAAGACAGAAGATTCCCAATACCCATTATGGTAATAGGCACGTGACAATTCGTTGACGTGGTATACGAAGCGCAGAACATTGGACCTCTCGGCCCAAAACTCTGCTTTCGCCTTAGACATTAAACCTCGTTTGCCGCCAATCCGCCTAAGCGAATCGGTGAGGTGAACGGGTCCTCTGGCTTTCGACTTCTTCGTAACCAGTGCCCGAGAACGGGAACTGCGCAGTGTATCTTCGTCGAGTGAGGCACGAAGGCGTACGGGGGTGACTTGGTCACCGAAGTACGCATCCATTCCACATGATTCTCTGAAGAATCCGGTGGTGTAAGACTTTTGCTCGTTGAGCTTGAGTCCATAGTGCGGGAGCTCGGCAAAGACTCGCGATGCGGCGTCTGTAGGTACGATAAGATCGTCCCCGTAGACGAATGTAGCAAGACGAGGAGAGCGTGGAAGAGCATGTAGCTCTTCGCGTTCATCAAGGTCATCTGGATCTAGGGATAAGATTGACTGTGTGAGTGCCCATAACGTCGTTGCCATCACGGGAAAGCAAAGAGCTGATCCCATGGGCGCGAACTTATAGAGGGGCAAGACTTCGCCGGAAGGCAAAGTAGTGCACGTCGATCTGCACGCCATCATTGCTTTGAAGAGATCCTCTGGGAAGAGGTACTCGACAAGCTTTAACGGTACGCGATCCGAGGCAGCCTTCAAATCAAGCGTCGCCAAGTGGCCTCTTTCGGAGGCTTCCCTAGCGAGTGCTCTATTGATAGTCTGATCTGTGAAGTTAACGAAACCTCTGGTGAGGGCATGTCTCTCGACACGTTTCACAAACTTCTTAGATAGTCCCTGTTGAATCCACTGTATTTCAAGTGGTTCCATAGAGATTAATCTCGGACCCCTGGAGTCTTTGGGAACCAACACGACTTTCGCAGTCGGGTTGATTGAAGGTTGGAGTTTTTGGTACCAACCAGACTCAAATGACAACTTACCCAAAGAGGGAGAGAAGTACTCGTAATACGGATACTCCTGGTGAAGCCTCTGGTACTTACGTTGGAATACGTATTTACTGTTGAGAACTTCGCCTGTAGCCACAGATCCAGGTCCGTGTTGCGGGCTTATTTCCTTGGG